TTTGAATTAGCTCCCGTAGCATAATTGGATAATGCAACGGACTTCTAATCCGTAGATTTCAGGTTCGAATCCTGACGGGAGTACCATATATAATACCATGTACGAATATAAAATAAAAGAAATAGTTCACTTTGTAGACGGGGATACCTTTGATGCTATCATTGATTTAGGTTTTGATGTTATGCATAAGATCAGAGTAAGAATGCACGGGATAAATACTCCTGAAAGCAGAACAAGAGACCTGAACGAAAAGAAGCTAGGACTGGCAGCAAAATACAGGTTAAAGGAAATCCTAACAGAAGGCATCCATCCAGAGTATCACCTAGTCCTCCAAACTAAAGAAAAAGGTAAATTCGGTAGATGGTTAGGAATCATCATTAGAAGGTTTGAGGATGGTGTAGATCAAGTAGTGAACGATATGATGATCGAAGAGGGTCATGCTGTTCCATATTTTGGCGGGAAACGCTAGTATTTTTAATTAAACTCTCCTATAATAAGGTATCTAAAGAGAGGGCATTCGCCCTTCTTTTTACATAGAGGAATAAAATTATGAAATTCAATATTAACTATAGAGATATTTGCATTGGTCTTATCACCGTTGCTATTCTTTTCGCTTGCTTTAAAGGCAAACCATCACGCCCTGTGGCTTCATGCCAAGGATGTGATAAGATGGAACAAACCATGAGTGGTATGCGTCAGCGTATGGCTGCGGCTCCACAAAGAGGCAGCAGAGGTTCCGAAGGCAGAGGCGAGTGGAGAAAAGACAAAGAAAAGGGCAAAGGAAAGAAGTAATAATTGGGGGAGGAGTTCCAAGTGGTCGCAGTATGCGACTCCTTTCATCAGCCAGAGTGCATGAAGGTGTTTCTACCTCTTGCTATTCCTCCCCCTTCCTACATTTAAGGAGTATAGAATGGATAAAGTATTAAAAGCAATTTTCGGTATGACTGTGTTAGCAGGTCTGATGATGCTCATTATGAGTGCTATGCCTGTTCAAAGAGGTGGAGGACTTGGAAAAGGATTGGGTCAAGGCCCAGTCATCAAAAGACTCTCCAGCTATAGGGGAGATCACTTCCCTGGATTTGCAGAGTTCAGAGTGCAAGACATTGAGTATGGTGATTTGGGTGAAGTGATACTCAAAGGTGAGCCGTATGATATTCTCATGAATGTAACATACATCACTACTGCTTATAGGTATGAGGATTCAAAGAAAACGGATTACTCTACAATGGTGTTCACTAACTATCTTGAACAGCCGATCCTAATTCGTCAACCGTACAAGGATGTTGTGAGTTCTATTCGTAAGGGCATGGAGGCTTTAGCCAAATGAATAATAACTTTAATAAAATCGTGCTAAGTGCTGTACTAATTCTTGCAGCGATTCTAATGATGTCTAGTTGTGTGTCTCAAGCTGAATATCATCCTGCTTGTCCTGTGTGTGGTGAGTGTTATGCTAGTGACGAGCATCTTGATGCCCATTGTGCTACTAACTTTGAAGGTATTAAGACTGGATCACATGATTTCTTCTTAAGAGGTACTGATCTTGTGCCTACTCAATGTGTTACTTGTTTAGTATATTTCCCTAGTGAAACCTACGGTGAACACATTAAAACCTGCTGCCCATGAAAGATTACATTGAGTGGGAGGGTGTGGAGCTACTCATTGAGGACAAGGCTATGAAATCAAAGAAGAACCAATTCAACACACCTTCCCAAGTGGAAAGGAAACCGTTTAAGAGAAAGGAAGGAGTAACCTTCGAACTTATTGTTTTATGTCTTCTTGGTGCGTTTGCATGGGGAGCTTTCATATACGGCTTGATTACACTTATGGGCTAGAAGTGGTTAAACAAAATAGATTAGATTTCGCTTACATGGGCATGGCTAAAGAGCTTGCCAAATTATCTTATGCAGAAAGAACGAAAGTTGGTTGCCTCATCGTTAAGGACACCCAAATTATCTCCGAAGGTTATAATGGAACTCCAAAGGGTTTCAACAATGCGTGTGAGTACTACTCCCATGTCGATGAAATGTACACCAAGCCTGAGGTTCTTCATGCAGAATCTAATGCTATCAGCAAGATTGCTAGATCGACAAACTCTTCTAGTGGCAGTACTTTATATGTTACCTTGGCTCCTTGTTTTGAATGTGCCAAACTAATAATACAATCAGGAGTAGAGCGAGTGGTGTATGAAACTAGTTATCGCAAGAACACAGGACTAGCTCTCCTAAAAAAAGCTGGTGTAATGTGTGAGGAATTAAATGACGCAGAACCTAAACAGTAAATCTTTTGAATTATTATATGAGACATTTTTAAAGAACAAGCACTTATTAAGCAAGGTTGTTGCTAACCGTATGAACACTTACTTTAAGGAAGTAGCTAAGGTACTAGACCTATACAAATCATATATAGAATTTTTAGAGAACGAAAACGCATTTATCAATACAGAGGAAAAGGAAAAGTCAAATGAACCAGAAGGACCTACAGAAAAGAAGAGAAGAATTAGAAAAAAGTCTGAGTAGGATTGAATCCACTCATTACAAGAAACCCTATTGGAATAGCGAGAGCGCATACCGAGACTCCTGTAAAGTTATAAATGAAGTGTATAAAGAATTGTTTGATGTGTGCAAAGAGCTTGGTGATCCCATTCCTGTGAGGTTTTAGTATGGCTATTCAATGTTTTATTCATGCTTGTGCCTGTGATATGTTGGGGATTAAAGAGCTACCTCTTGATCTTCGCAATTACCTTGATGATATGGAGACTTACGCAAATCTTATGGGTGGAACTATCCAATCTCGGCAAGTTGTTGGTGCTTCGTTAGTTAATTATATGGAGAACAAAGACTTGAAGAAGGAGATTCATAAACTTAAGCAAGATATTCTCAACATAACAACTATCCTAATGAAAGAGGATATGAAGAAGTGTTCTGGGTCTTGTAAGTCCGACCCTGAACTTCACGATAAAGATTGGTCACATGAAGATCCTGATGAGTACCCAGAGGGGAACTACAAAGGTGATTTCTAATAAGTTTTCACAATTAGGAGATGAGGTTGGAGATCTTGTACACGATAAGCAGTTGGCTTATGGTGATTCTTTTGGTCGTAGTGGTGAATGTCTTAGACAGATGTTCCCGAAAGGTATCAAGCCAGAGCAATACGATGACCTCCTCACTATTGCTAGGATTCTTGATAAACTGTTTCGGTTGGCAAATGATCCTACTGCTTTTGACGAGAATCCCTATAAGGATATTGTTGGATACGCCCTCCTAGGCATGGATCGTCATAACCCCAGCAAAAGCAAGGACTTAGGAAACCCCCCTAACCCATATATTTCCTAGGTAATCCTTGTATTTGGCCCATATTATGGTATAATAGGGGCTGAATGAGAGAGATTAGACCACAAAACGGAGGAAACATGATTGTTACTGATGAACAATGGCAGAAGATTGACGAGAAATACGGCAATTTGATGTGGAAGATTAGCTACAAGATTTCAGGAGACAACGCTATCGCTAACTTGGAGGACAATCATGCTGACCTTCAAGTGGCAGCACTAGACGCAGTAGAAGGATTCAAGAAGAAAACAGGTAAGACTGCTGACGAGTTCTTAGATACCAAGCTATTCGATCAATACCTGAAAACTTGTTTGTGGAACTTTAAGAATAATAAGGGTGGAAAGATTGCTAAGAAGTATCATCTTACTAGAGATACTGTTAGCAGTAGCGAGTACGAGGATATTATTCAAGAGTGTGAGAACTCTAGTAGGGGACAGTTCTACAACTTTGATGCTGCTGAAATATTCCCGTTTAAGTTAACATCATTGGAGCAAGAAATAGTTGACCTAGTTGTTAATGAACCTGAGATGCTTAAGGACAATGGAACCTTGAACCTTTCAGAGATTAGTAAGGCTATGCATAAGACTTGGAGTGATGTTAGAGACATTGTTGAAGGACTCAACCAGAGGCTACAGAATGAACTTTAAGGACTGTAAGACTAACGAGCAGTATCTTCGCGCCAAGTGGCCTGAGAGGGCAGCTAAGGCTGCGAACGGAAGCCGTAAGGAAGCCATCTACATGATGTGTATCAATTGTATTGGATCGTCACAAGAAGCAAGGAAGTGTACAAGTGTTGAGTGTTTCCTATATCCTTACAGACCTGGAAATAAGAGCGATGAATAAGACTAATACAGGATACCACAGAACTGCTACCCAACGCAACAAGCCAAGCACTCCTGCACTCTGGTTATATAACAACACCGACATACAAGGGCCAGTCCTAGACTATGGTTGTGGGAGAGGGGCTGATGTAAATCATTTTAAGATTGACGGGTATGACC